TTGCCTTGCCAAGGCACCCCCCGGTTTCCCGGTACCATTACTGGTAGCTAGACTAGAACATATAAGGCGCTACACGACCACCGTCTGTACAAGGCATTCCATAATCCTTGTCCATAACAGAATCGGTAAATCGTGTGCGTACGCCAACACATTCAGTACCACAAACACGTAACAAATAACACAGCTGATCAAGATCAAACAAAGTAGACCGGTAACGACGAACTAGACTATTCTCGTCAAGTGGAGGATGGGGGCCCCGAGAAGACAGTCGCTCAACGGCGTTACTGTTAAAATACTTTTTCTTTCTCAGAACCATCGGCCACAACTCACGAAGAGTATGCATCAATTGATGCTCCCCAGCATGAACCAAACCAGCAACCCACCCGCCCATAAAACAACTAACACGCATATCAAGAGGACCGCGACCTGGCAAATCGTAACTCTTTTGTCCCATAGACCGAAGAATCACGCCCAAGTTCAAAACGGCCCTAACATCACCCTCTACAGTATAACATGGAGAACATTTGAGGAACTGAAGATCTTCCAAAACCTCACAATCCTCTATAGTAACGCTCCATCCAAGCGTCCCGATTCGCTCAAGGATATGGTCCGATAAATCAGACCGCTCCCTGGATTCAGGATTCGCTGGGACAATATGGAACAGGATTGCACACACAGCAACATTATTCAAACAAGTCGTCAACACAGAACCGGAGTACTCGTATGGCCCGTTCGGTCGAAAGGTCATCTTCTCCTTGCGGTAACCTACCTGCAATTCAGCAGTGCACTGTTCAACTAGCATCTGGTACTCATGCATCAGACGCTCAGGAACCAGCTTCCTGAGCGCTTCAAACACAAATGACCCGTTGCTAGCATCGCACCCACTAATATCCAGATTGAACCACATCATACCACCCTTCGTCCGAAGAGACACACAAGCATCATCCGAAAAGAACAAACATATAGACTCGGTTCGCATACGGTTGAACCAATGAGACAAGACGTCAATATCCGGAGACTTGACAAAAACAAACTTCACACCACAATAATTGAAGGACTCCTTCGCCCAGGCCATCTTGATCGTTTCC